CGCGGTTTCCCTGACACGCACCGGCTTCTCGGCCAACCCGGTCGGATTCCGGTCCGTCAAGCTGATTGCCGAGGCAGCCGCGGCCCTTCCGCTGGTCTTGCAGGACGCGGAGCAGCGATACGACACGCATCCGCTGGTCGATCTGGTGGCCCGTCCCAATCCGATCCAGGGGCGCGCGGAACTGCTCGAGGCGCTTTATGCGCAGCTTCTGCTCAACGGCAACGCCTATGTGGAAGCGGTGGTCGGCGAGACGCTGACCCCGCAAGAGCTGCACGTGCTGCGTTCCGACCGGATGAGTGTCGTTCCGGGTCCGGACGGCTGGCCTGTCGCCTACGAGTACGCGGTCGGCGGCCGAAAGCATCGTTTCGACGCGAGCGGCCCGGTCTCACCGGTCTGTCACATCCGGAATTTTCACCCGCAGGACGATCACTATGGCTTCAGCCCGATGCAGGCGGCAGCGATGGCGATCGACGTGCACAATTCCGCCAGCAGGTGGTCCAAGGCGCTGCTTGACAACGCGGCCCGGCCTTCGGGGGCTATCGTCTATCGCGGTGCCGAAGGGCAGGGCACCATGAGCACCGATCAGTATGAACGACTGGTCAGCGAGATGGAGAGCCATCATCAGGGCGCCCGAAATGCGGGCCGGCCGATGCTGCTGGAAGGCGGGCTCGACTGGAAGCCGATGGGGTTCTCGCCCTCCGACATGGAGTTCCACAAGACCAAGGAAGCGGCGGCCCGCGAGATCGCACTGGCGTTCGGCGTGCCACCGATGCTGCTCGGGATCCAGGGCGATGCGACCTATTCCAACTATCAGGAAGCGCACAGGGCGTTCTATCGCCTGACGGTTCTTCCGCTCGCCACGCGGGTGACGGCAGCGCTGGCCCATTGGCTCGCGCAGCACACGGGCGAGGCGATCGAGATCAAGCCCGATCTCGACCAGGTTCCGGCGCTGGCCGAGGAACGGGATGCTCAATGGCGCCGTGTCTCGACGGCGGATTTCCTGACCCAGGCGGAAAAGCGGGCCCTGCTTGGTCTGCCCGCGGTGAGCCTCGATGAGTGATGGTGGCTTCGAGCGGTTCGAATGCGCACCCGGCTTGCGTCTTCAGGCGCATGAGCGGGTGTCGGAGATACAACACAAGAACCTTCTTTCGCGCCTCGAGAGGGTCGAGCAGATGATGGAGCGCCTCGAAAAGCGGCTCTGGCTGACGGTCTACGGGATCGTGGCGATCATCCTTGGCCAGGGGCTGCAATCAATCCTTGCCGTCGCGCCGTGAAGGCGATCGCGCAAGATCCACATCAGGAGTGAACGGATGGAACATGACAGCGGCCTAGAACGAAAGTTCGCGTCCTTCGGTGACGGGCTGGAAGTCGTCAACGGCAGTGTCATCAGTGGCTATGCCAGTCTTTTCGGCGCGGTTGACCAGGGCAACGATGTCGTCGAGGCGGGCGCTTATGCGGCGTCGCTCGAAGCGCTCGAGCGCCGCAGCGGCGCCGTCAAGATGCTCTGGCAACACGATCCGTCGCAGCCCATCGGTGTCTGGGACGAGGTCCGCGAGGATGCCACCGGGCTGTGGGTCAAGGGCCGCGTGCTCGACAGCGTGGCGAAGGGGCGCGAAGCCATCGCCCTGATTGCCGCCGGCGCCATTGACGGGCTGTCCATCGGTTATCGCACACGCAAGGCGACAAAGAATTCGAGGGGCCAGCGGCTCCTGACCGAACTGGAGTTGTGGGAGGTGTCTCTCGTGACCTTTCCCATGCTTCCCAGCGCGCGGATCACGGGAAAGTCGGAAGATCCCGATCTCGACCGTTCCCTGCGTGACATGGCGGCCGCCTTTCGGGGTGCGTGCGCTGATCTGGCGCGCCGCTGACGCGCACCTGTCGATCCGGTCGGGCAGGGCGCCCGGCCGTGAGATACCAACTTGAGGAATTTGCCATGAGCAAGACCGAAGCAAAGGCGGCGGGCGGGATCGGTTTGTCCCCCGCCGAGGACGTCAGGCAGGCCATCACCGGCTTTGTCAACGAGTTCAAACGTTTTCAAACCGACATCGACGAGAAAATCCATCAAACTGAAGAGCGACTGACCATGCTGGACCGCAAATCGACCATTCCCTACCGCACGCCCCTGGCCGCCGCGCCCGAGACCGGAGCGCCGCATCGCAAAGCGTTCAACGCCTATCTGCGCTGCGGTGACGACGACGGTCTGCGCGGCCTCGAGATGGATGTGAAATCCCTCTCCACGGCCGTCAATTCCGATGGCGGATATCTCGTCGACCCGCAGACCTCGGACCGTGTGAAGTCGGTGCTGAACGCTTCGGCTTCGATCCGCTCCGTCGCCTCTGTCGTCAACGTCGAGGCAACCTCCTATGACGTTCTGGTGGATCACTCCGACCTGGGCGCCGGCTGGGCCAGCGAGACCGCTTCGGCGGCGGAGACGGACACGCCGCAGATCGACCGCATCAGCATCCCGCTGCACGAGCTGAGCGCGCTGCCCAAGGCATCGCAGCGGCTGCTCGATGACAGCGCCTTCGACATCGAAGGCTGGCTCGCCACCCGGATCGCCGACAAGTTCGCGCGCGCGGAGGCTGCGGCCTTCATCTCCGGCAACGGGATCGACAAACCCAAGGGCATTCTGCATCACACGCTGGTCGACAATGACATCTGGGCCTGGGGCAACATCGGTTACGTGCCGTCGGGCGAAACCGGCGACGTGTCGCCCGAGGCGGTCGTCGATCTGGTCTATGCGCTCGGGGCACAGTATCGCGCGAACGCGACTTTCGTCATGAACTCCAAGACCGCCGGCCTGATCCGAAAGCTGCGCGATGCCGATGGCCGCTTCCTGTGGTCCGATGGTCTGGCGGCGGCGGAACCGGCGCGCCTGCTCGGGTATCCGGTGCTGATCTCGGAAGACATGCCGGACCCGGCCGCTGGTTCGAATTCCATCGCCTTCGGTGATTTCCGGGCGGGCTATACCATCGCCGAACGTCCCGATCTGCGTGTGCTTCGCGATCCCTTCAGCGCGAAACCGCACGTCCTGTTCTACGCGACCAAGCGCGTGGGCGGCGACGTGAGCGATTTCGCCGCGATCAAAGTGCTGAAATTCGCGGTTTCCTGACCGAAACCGTGAAACCGGTATCGCTCGCGATGTGAGCGGTACCGGGCCGGATACGTGCCGACATGATCCGTGTCGTCTAGCTGCTCCCCTCCGACCGAGCGGCACGGTGAGGCACGTATCCGGTGACCTGACAACGGGGGGATGAATTTTGGAGACCTTCCATGATGTTGATCGAAGAGACGACGGTGCCCGATGCGGCGCTCCCGGTCGAAGACTTCAAAACGCATCTCCGGCTTGGCACGGGCTTTGGTTCGGAGACGACGCAGGACGAAGTCCTGACGGGATTTCTCAGGGCTGCAATATCGGCGATCGAGGCAAGGACCGGCAAGGTTCTGTTTACGCGCGGCTTTTCCTGGTCCTTGAGCCTCTGGCGGGATCGGGATGGGCAGGTGCTGCCTGTCGCCCCGGTGTCCGCGATCAATCGCATGGCGATCGTTGACCGGAACGGCACACGGACGGAGTGCGACCCGGCGGCGTACTGGCTGGAGCGCGACAATCAGCGGCCGAGGTTGCGTTCGCGGGGCGCCAGCCTGCCGATGATCCCCACCGGGGGGTCCGTGGTCATCGAATTCGAGGCGGGCTTCGGGCCCGACTGGCAGGGTTTGCCTGCGGACCTGCGGCAGGCGGTGTTCCTGCTGGCGGCGCACTACTACGAATATCGCCACGAAACCACGCTGAGTGACGGTTGCATGCCCTTCGGGGTCACCAGTCTGATCGAGCGCTACAAGCCCATGCGCATCGGCTTCGGAGGGTTGAGATGAAAACGCCCCGGCTGAACCGACGACTGACACTGGAAGCACCGCAGAGAGTGCCCGATGGCTCTGGCGGATACGCGGTCACCTGGCTCGCCCTCGGAACGCTCTGGGCCGAGATCTCGGCGCGGGGGGGGAGCGAGACGATCCGTTCAGGAGAGCCGGTTTCAGAGGTTGCCTACAGGATCGTCCTGCGCAGCGCGCCGGTCGGAAGTCCCGCACGGCCCTTGCCCGAGCAGCGCTTTCGCGACGGTGTGCGCACCTTCAGCATCCGGGCCGTGGTCGAGCACGATACGGACGGGCGCTATCTCACCTGCTTTGCGACGGAGGAGATGGCCACATGAGCTACGCGGTATCTTCCGCTCTTCAGGCTGCGGTCTACGCGGCTCTCAAGGCAGACCCCGCGCTGCAAGCGATCGTGGGTCAGGCGGTCTTCGATGCGCTGCCGACAGGCGCCATTCCGGAGATTTACGTCAGCCTCGGCGATGAGCGGGTGCAGGACGCATCGGATCAATCGTGCAAGGGTGCCGTCCATCAGTTCGACATCAATGTGCGCACGACCCTGCCCGGCTTTGCCGCTGCGAAGCAGGCAGCAGGCGCGGTCTCCGATATCCTGCACGATGCGCAATTGTCGCTGTCACGCGGACGGCTCGTGTTCTTGCGCTTTGAACGCGCGGAAGCACGACGGGTCGGGTCCAATGCGACGCGCGAGGTCCTGCTGCGCTTCCGCGCGCGCGTCGAGGACGACTAATCCACTTCATTTCTTCACAGGAGAAAACCTATGGGTGCTCAGAACGGAAAGGACCTTTTGATCAAGGTCGACATGGCCGCGGATGGCCAGTTCACGACGCTGGCGGGCCTGCGCGCCACGCGGGTCAGCTTCAATGCCGAGACGATCGACGTGACCAGCCTTGAAAGCCAGGGCGGCTGGCGGGAGCTGCTGTCCGGTGCGGGCGTCAGGTCGGTATCGATCACCGGATCGGGCGTGTTCCGCGACGCGGCAACAGATGAGCGAGCGCGCCAGATCTTCTTCGACGGCGAGGCGCCCGCGTTTCAGGTCGTCATTCCCGACTTCGGGATCGTGGAGGGCCCGTTCATGGTCACCTCGATCGAGTATGGCGGCAGCCACAACGGCGAAGCGACCTACGAGCTTTCGCTCGCCAGCGCCGGCACGCTGGGCTTCACGGCGCTCTGACCATGACCAATCCATGGAGGGGAGACGTGGCCTTGACCATCGATGGCAAGCCGCAGGTCATGCGCCTGACGCTGGGAGCGCTTGCAGAGCTCGAAGCTGCGCTTGACGAGCCCTCGCTCGTGGCGCTGGTCGAGAGGTTCGAGGCCAACCGGTACCGGGCACGCGATGTGCTCGCGCTGTT